CGTCCCAGGAGGCTTCCTGTTCCGGGGTGAGCTGGATCTCCGGCCCGTCCTCGGCCGGCACGTCGGCCGCCGAGGTAACGCCGCCGGGACGGCTTCCTGGGCGGTGTGGGTCAGTGACGGAGTAGAAGCCCTCCCACGCCGAGCCGAGCATGACGTTCTTGCCGAGCCAGTTGGGGATCAGCCGGGCCGAGCCACGGATGCGCCGGGGGGCCATCGGCTCCGACTGGCCGACCATGTACCACTCGTACGGGCTCGGGTGGGTGCCAGCCTCGAAGTCGTGTGAGGTCGACCGGACGATCAGTCGGTTCAGCTCAGCCTTGATCGGGTCGCCATCGTCCATCCGGTCGGCGACCGCGCGGAACCGATCGGCCATCTGGAGCATCTCTTCCTCGTACTGGAAGTCGTAGCCCTGGCTGGCCCACGCCGCGCCGCCCACCGAGTCGTTGGCGCTGACCGTGACCTTGTCCACGCCCATGTCGTGGTAGCCCTGGATGGCCCGGTCATTCCAGCGCCGAGAGAACCCTCCGCCCTGTTCGCCGGGGGCCATCTCCAGGGTGTGGTGGCGGACGCGGATCTTGTCCTTACCGAGCGGAATCCGCCACGTGCGAGTGGACACGCCCACCGACTGGCCGTCCGAGTCGAGCATGCGGATCCGGATGCGGACGCCCGCGCCCGGACCGGAGGTGTCGGGCACCACCTCGACCACCCGGGCCTCAATGCCGGTCTCCGGGTCGGTGTAGCCGTACGCCTCGTGGGCGGCCTGGATCACTCGCAGCTGCGCCCCGGGCACGCCACTGGCCGCGTCCTCCAGGTCGCGCTTCACAGCCTCGCCCCGGATGACCACCGGGTCGCGCGGGGGCTCGGCCGCCGCCGCCCGCTGGGCGTCGCGCACCTGAGCCTGGATCTCCTCCGGGCTGCGCGTGGTGGTGATCGGAGCGACGGCCTTCTTGGCTGCCTTTTTGGCAGGGGTCCGCTTGCGGGGCGGGGTGCCAGGGCCGGCCGGAGGCTCGGTGCGTCCGCTGTCGCGGGTCGGCGGGTTGTTGGTGCGCCAGCCCTTGCAGGGGCCGGGGTGGAGCGGGTTGCGGCAGAACTGCTCGCACCCGCCGTGGCCGATCAGCTCCAGCGCCTGGTCGACGTAGAGCGCGAACCGCGCGTAGTCGTGCGGCTCCCGCTGGGCCATGAGCGACGTCGTGTAGACGGTGATCATGTCGGTGACGACGTCGGGGTCCATGCCCACCCGCTCAGCCAGGTCGGCCGCCGGGGTGAACGCGTCCCCCAGTAGCTGGCCGATCGACTCGGGGGTGAGGTCATCCACGTGCTCGTAGACCTGCGCCGCCGGAATGCTGGCGAACGCCCCCGACGCCTTCCGCGCGCGCGTGAGCATCCGGGCGCCCGCCCGCTCCAGCGCACGCCGCACGATGTGGTCGGCGCCAACGAGCAGGCCCGCCTCCTGGGCCGGCGTCGCGCCGTTCGGGAACTGTGGGAGACCGCGCTGGTCGGACTCCTGTCCGGTATCGCGCATCCAGCCGTCCTCGGCCGGCTGCTGGTCGGTCGGGGCGCCCGCGTCCATCGGAGCCGCCTCGGGCGGTGGGGCCGCGTTGGGGTCCTCGATCTTCCAGTCGATGCCCAGCGCCTTCTGCACGTCCTTATTGGCCAGCAGGGCCGGGTTGAGCGCGATGACCTGCTCGGCCAGCCGCTGCTCATACTCCTTCTTGCTCGGCTTCGCGCCGTCGCCCCAGTCGCCCGCCTTCCGCACCTCTTCGGCCGAGAGCACGTCGGGGGCCAACTTGTACAGCTCGATCGCGTCGGCCTGCCGGTTGGGCCGCACGGCCAGGGCCGCCGTGTCGTACCAGACCACGTACTGCTCGGGGTCCTTGCCGATCAGCTTGAGGGCAGCCTTGAGGTAGCCGCTGGTGAGCGCGTCACAGACACGGACGAGCAGCGGCTCAATCTGGATCTTGATGGTCGACTCTTCGATCTGCCACGCCGACCAGTGGTTGGTGTCGCCCTGCCCGAGCAGCACCTCGGGTGGGATGTCCAGCCCGGTGGCCAACCGCCGGATCGCGTCGAGGAGCTTCTGTGCCGTCTCGGCCTGGAAGGGCGTCTCGAAGGTCTGCCACTTGATCTTGTCGATCAGCTCGCCGGGCACCTGCACCATCAGCGGGACAAGCGAGGACGCCGCCGACTGGTCCTGGAGCGACGCGGCGATGTTGCGCTGGAGCAGGGACATGAGCCCCTTGGCTCCCGGCGGGTCCTTATCCGTGCGGGGGAAGTCCAGCTCCTGCGGCAGGAACAGGATGCCCGCCCCAGCCAGACGCGAGTCGATCTGGGCGAACACCTTCTTGGTCAGGCCCTCGATCTCCCGCAGGATCGGCAGCACCGCCCGCACCGACGAGTCGGCCGCGTCGTAGCGCCGGGGGTGAGGGGTCCAGACGCGCATCATGAGGTCGCGGCCCTTGCGCATCTCGTGCTGGCCGCCGCCGTACATGTTCGACCGGTCGACGAGGATCCGGTTGGTGCCGTTGCGGTGCACCTCGCTCGTCGAGCAGACGTACCAGATGTCCTTGCTCGACTGGGACACATCCTCGGCGATGATGTACGACTCACCGCTCACGTACAGCTGGGCGCCCAGGGCGCGCTGCGCCTCGGCCTTGAGGGCCGGGCCGCCGAACATCGTCTCGGCCAGCACCTGGATCTGCTCGTCCGACGTCTCCTTGCCGGGCCGGCCGTACTTGTCCAGCTCAGCGATGTAGAGGCGACACCGGGAGACCGCGTTCGCCATCCAGTTGGTGGCGAACCGCAGCTCACCACAGATGTCGAAGTGGCGCCACGCCTCCATCTGCCAGCGCGTGTCGCCGAGCCGCCAGGAGCGCCACGTGGTGCCGTCCAGGGAGACTGTTGACGCCGCAGCGGTGACACCGGGCTCGACGTCCGCGCTCTCGCGGACCGCCACGGTTCCCTTCGCGCGGGCCACCCGTCACCCCCTGCCGACGTCGGAGAACATGCCCGTGAGCTGACTGAACGCCAGCGCAGCAGCGATGACGAGCAGGGCCGGGGTGTTCCCAACGGTGTACCACACCACGGCCGCAACTGCACTGACGTAGATCGAGACACACCACGGGCAGTGGATCAGGTAGATCAGGGTCGCCCTCCAGCCGGTGGGCTCACCCCGGTCCACCCGCTTCACCACCCAGGCGCGCGCCGAACCGGTGAGTTGATCCTGGGCGAGCAGCCCGGTCACCCGCATCGCGGCGAGAGCGTAGATGACGATGACCACGACAGGGTGCATGGGGACAGGCTACGCGGCATACGGGTCAGCGCGGTTGAGCATCGTACCCACAGGGGCGACAACCGACGAGGCGAACCGCTCCCGCGAGCGGAGGAAGCTCTGGGCGTGGACCAGCGCGTCAATGCGGTCGGGGCTGTTCGGGTCCTGGTCTGGCACCCAGGTCGCCTGCTGGTCCTCCATCTCGGGGAAGACGCCGACGTGGTGGCAGCGCCCCTGCTCGTAGCGCATCGCGGTGGGCTGCGCCCGCAGCCGCTTGCCGTCCACCGCGTGGACCGCCTTGCACGGGGCCGCGCCGCCGGGGGGAAACAGGCCCTCGGCCTGCATCTCCGCGTAGGCGTCGAGCATGACCTGGGTGAGCCACTTCTTGCCCAGGTTGTCCTCGTAGACCAGCAGGTCACCATCCACGGCCAGAAACAGCTCCCAGGCCCGCCGGGCCGCCGGTCGGCCGGCCATCTTCCGGCTCCAGTCGGCGAGCACGTAGTCCTCGTCGTCCTCGCCACGGCCGACCGCCACCAGACCCATCTCGTCGCCCGTGCCCGTGCCAGCCGGGTCCACGCCGACCACCACCATGTGCAGGCCGGGCACCTGGTCGAGGGAGACGCGGTACTTCTCGATGAGCGCGTGCGTCCACAGCGCGCCCTCCACCTCCTCCAGCAGCTCCCCGTACATCTCCTGCCGGCCGATGGTGGTGCCGTGGTACTCGCGCCTGAACTCTTCCAGCTGGGCCGGGGAGAGGTTCGCCGCGTTGTCGTAGGTGGAGCCGCCTGTCAGGCGCACCGAGGTGTCGCCGGCCTTGGCTCGTCGCACCCAGCCCTTGAGGAGCTTGATCGGCTTGGGGGTGGTCGTCACCACGACTCGGGGGCGCCCCCCAGCGGGCAGGTCGGCGCGTAGCGAGGGCATCACACCCTCGGTCCAGACCTTGTCGGTGTAGTGCCACTTGCCCAGCTCGTCGAGCCACGCCCCGGCCAGGTTGTAACCACGGCCGGTGTCCTCGTCGTCCACGCCCTCGAAGTAGATGATCTGCCCGGTGGAGAGGGTGATGATCGGCTTGGGCGCCTTGGTGTAGTGGTACTTGATGCCCCGCCGGTTCAGCGCGGCCCGGATGCCGGATGGCCCCTCGATGCAGAACGTGCGGGTGTCGGCGATGGTCGCGCCCAGGACGAGCCAGTTGGTGGCGTTGCCGGCTCTGTCCTTCGGGTACTTGAGGGCCTGCTCCACGAGCCACTCGGCGCCCGCCCGAGTCTTGCCGAACCCTCGGCCGGTGAGCATGAGCCAGATGAACCAGTCCCCAACCGGAGCCATCTGGGCTGGCCGGCCGGTCCACCACCACGCGTCGCGCTCGATCTCGTCGAGCACCCACTGCTCCTGGTTGAGCAGCCACGCGCGCTGGAGCTGATGAGGCAGCTCTGCCAGCTGGAGCTTGGCCGACTGGAGCACCGCATCCCCCCTCGTTTCACGTGAAACCCGAAGGTACCGCGATGTCAACAACTGTCCAGGACTGGACACTCCTACGGGCCTTGACGGGGGGTCCACACTTGCGCGCGTGAGTAAGCTCCTGTATACTTGAGGGATACAGCCGGGAGACCGGCGAAAAATTTGAAGATCAGGACTCCGAGACCGGGGCACCACTGCCTGGGAACCGAGAACCAGCCGAAGTCTTTACAGCATCCGTCGCACACAGACGCAGGGGCTCGACCGGCCCACCGAGGGAACGCCGCCGAGAGGCGCGGCCAAGGGAACGGTTGGAGGGCGAGGGGTTCTCCCACCCCGGTAGTGCGCGCGGTCACTCGCGCGCCGCCCACGATCCCACCTGTCCGGGTGGGTCACC